CTCCTACTCATTCCAGTGGTGATACTGGATCATGGCGTTACCTCGCGGCTGAAGCAACGGAACAGAAGGGACTGGCTAGTTTTGCACAGGAAGATTTCGATGTTGACAGCAACGGGCACGTCACGATCGCCGCAGTAGGTGTAGACAATACCCAATTACAGAATAATAGAGTTTCTTTTGCTGATGGAAATACAAAAGAAGATTTTGAGCTTGATCAAGAACTTACTGCAACCACTGGATACAGAGGATTCAATTATCTTAACTACGTTAAAGTTAATGATACGAGCGGCAATCTTCTGTTTGGCGCTAACAATACAGGGGACTCTGGCGCTGGTGAGATTGATGTCAATGTCCGTTCCTATTTTTCTGATCCTGATATTACTCTTGACGGAGCAGTTGCTCAGACACTGGATAAAACTGGGGATGGTAACCTTACCTTCCAGTTAACTCAGAATACTGCTAATAATAGAAACTTTAGTATTCTCTCTACAAATGCTGGGTCTGGAACAAGCACAGTTACAATTACTGCAGAAGATGTTGTTGACATTGATGCATCTGATGCAAATGGCAAAGTCCATGTAGAAAACGCAAGATTCCAAGCAAACTACATTGCTACAACTGACGCCACTCTCCACCTTGATCCTGGCGATGACCGTGCTGTAACTGGTTTGGTCCGTGTCTGGGGTGATCTCCAAGTTGATGGCACCACTACCACTGTGAATTCAACTGTAATGACGGTCGATGACCCCATCATTACTCTGGGTGGTGACACAGCACCTTCTGCTGATGACAACCTTGATCGTGGTGTTGAGTTTAGATATTACGATTCTGAAGCACGTTTAGGTTTCTATGGTTGGGATACTAACTACACTGATTTGGGTGGTCATGAAGGTGGTTATCGTTTCCTTCATGCTGCTACAAATACTTCCGAAGTTTTTAGTGGGACTGATTCTGGTCTTATTGCTGGTAACCTTAAGTTAACGACTGGCACGGCATCTTCTTCCAACACAACTGGTGATCTGGTTGTTGCTGGTGGCGCTGGTATCACTGGTGCAGTAAACATCGGTGGTCTATTAGATGTAGATAGCACACTGCGTGTCCATAGCACTTCCCGCTTCGATGACAATATGGTCATCCAAGGTGCTTCTAAGACACTACAACTTAATAATGGTAGTGGCACCACCAAGATTGAATTGCAATCCACAACTGGTAATGGATCTCTTGCTGGCATCCTAGATGTAACGGGCAACTTCAACGTCAATAGTAATAAGTTTAACGTTGTTGCTAGTTCTGGTAATACATCTATTGCTGGCACATTAGATGTTGCTAATAACTCTGAGTTTAACGGCACTGTCGATGTCGATGCAGACTTTGCTGTAAGAAGTGGCACCACCGATAAGTTTACCGTTGCATCTGCAACAGGTAACACTATTATTGCAGGCACTCTTGGTGTTACTGGTGATACTACTATAACTGGTGCTCTGGATGCAAATAGCACTCTGAACGTTGCTGGATTTACTTATCTTGAGAGCACTGCAGAACCAGATATTGCACTAAACAGCGGCACTGGTGAATATGAGATTCAGAATAGTGACTACGGTGCATTCCGATTTGACGGTGGTGGATATATTGAAGGCGACTTCATGTTTAACTCTGACGTTTATGTAAACGGTCAGGTTGTCCAGAAAGAAAGTGTTAGTGAGGTATTCAACAAACAAAACTACTTACAGGTCCGCTATAAACTGCGTACTGGTACTTCTAATGCTCTTAATCCTAACTATGCATCTCACGGACAATCTAACCTGAGAGTTTATGGTGGTGCTGGCATTTACCAGGATCTTCACATTGGTGATGACCTTTATATCGGCAAACTAAACAGTGGTGATACTGTTGAATTCAGTGTCCTTGGTGAATCTGGTAACACCGAGATTGGTCGCTCTGGTGCTGGAAGTGCATCTGCAGGCACCCTTACTGTCCATGGCGATGTTACTTTTAACCGTGAGTTAAATATCACTGGAGCTCAGACAACTATTGGTGATTCTACTAGCGACTCTCTCACTGTTGCAGCAAACTCCGAGTTTAACGGAACTGTAGATATTGACGCTAACTTTGCAGTTAGAAGTGGCACTACCGATAAGTTTACTGTTGCATCCGCATCTGGTAACGTTGCAACTGACGGCACCCTGGTTGTCCAAGGCGAAACAACTATCAATGATTCTCTGATTGTTGATGCTGCTAACGAAGTCTTCTCCATCAGAAATGGATCTGCTGTTGAGAAGTTTGGTGTTGATGCAGACAACGGTAATACAAACATTGTTGGCACCCTAACTGTAGGAAGTACAACACAAATCAACAACACGTTGGGTGCAACTGGAGTTGTATCTCTAACTAATAATGCAGATCAAACTCTGACGGGTAACTACGGTGCTGACGGTGGTGTAAGAATCACTGGTGGTGTTGGCATTCAAAGAAACCTTGCTGTTGGTCAATCCGCTAGAATTTATGGTGACCTAGAAGTTACTGGTGCGACCACACAAACTGGCAATCTTGGTATTGCTGGTAGAGTTGATATCACCAATACTTCGGATGCAACATCTTTCGGAGATGGATCTGTTGCTCTTGTAACTGACGGTGGTTTCCGAGCAAGTAAGAATGCATGGGTAGGTGGAGATCTCCACGTTTGGGATGATGGAAATTCTAGAAATGCATTCTATGTTGATGTAAGCACTGGTGATGCAACCTTACATAATGATTTGACAGTCGGAGGAGATCTTGTAGTCAATGGCACAACCACTACTGTTAATTCTACGGTCACAACTATCGATGACCCTCTTATTACTTTGGGTGGTGACACAGCACCATCGTCTAACGACGGTAAAGACCGTGGTGTTGAGTTCCGTTATTACGACGGCTCTGCGAAAATGGGTTTCTTGGGATTCGACAGATCCGCCAACCAATTCGCATTCCTAATTAACTCTACAAACTCTTCCGAGGTGCATAGTGGCACAGATGGTGCTCTTCGTGCTGGTAGTCTCAATCTTACTGGGTCTGGCACAGCTCTTGATGTTGATGCCAATGCCAATATCGATGGCACTCTGACTGTAGATGGTCAGATTATCTCTCAAGTTTCCTCTGGTCCTGCTCTTGTCATTCCCAACACGACTAAGATCAACAATTTGAATTCTGATCTTTTGGATGGTATGACAACTGCAAGTGCAAATACTGCATCTACAGTTGTTAATCGAGATGCTTCTGGTAACTTCTCTGCAGGAACTATCACTGCTGCTCTGACGGGTAACGCTTCTACAGCAACTACTCTGGAGACTGCAAGGACAATCACAATTGATGGAGTTGTTGATGGTAGCGTTTCCTTCAATGGATCTGCTGATGTAACGATTAGCACTACTTACAACGATGCAGACATCACTGCACTTGCCGCAATGAGTGGCACTGGCCTGGTGGCAAGGACTGCTGATAATACCTATGCACAACGCTCTATTAGCGCCACAGCGTCCTCTGGTGTCAGTATTACCAATGGCGATGGTGTATCTGGTAATATTACTATTAACGTCGCTTCTAGTGCCAATAACGCAGCAAATAACCTAGTCCTTCGTGATGCTTCTGGTGACTTTGCTGCTGGCACAATTACCGCAACACTGACAGGTAATGTAACTGGTAACTTGACTGGTGACGTAACTGGCACAGTCTCAGATATCAGCAACCATGACACTGCCGATCTGGCGGAAGGCACAAACCTTTATTACACCAACGCTCGTGCGGATGCTCGTGCTGATCTGAAAGTTGCAGCAGCAACTGGTGCAAATCTCAGTCTTGCTAATAAAACCACTAACGAACTTGCTGAAGGTCAAACTAACCTCTATTACACTGAAACAAGAGTACAAGATAAACTTGATAATGCGTTTGAGCAACTTAGAGCAATGCTCAACAATCTTGCAACCACCACCACTTTAGTTCTTAATTTGTCTGGTGATCCCACTCCTGGTGATGTAACTGCACTTAACAATGCTTCTCTCTCTGGCGGCACTGGATACAACACCGCTACTGCAGTTGCTACCACCTCAAGCGGTAGTGGCACAGGTTTGACAGTAGACATTACTGCATCTGGTGGTGTTATTACTGCTGTTGCTATTAATAATGATGGTGCTGGTTATGCCGTTGGTGAGACTATTACAATTACAGGTGGTGGCGGTAACGCTACTATTAATGTCTCTGCTGTCGTTGAGATGGCAGTTGGAGATACTCTCACTGGCAGCACCTCTGGCACCACAGGTGTTATCACTGCTGTTGGTGCAACTTCGGTAACTGTAGATACCGTCAATGGATTCTTCAAGAAGACTGAGACTGTATCTGCTGGTGATGTTTCTAACCTCACGATCTCTTCATTCGCTTGATAACACATGTCCGCTACTAGACCCGCTTCTAAAACAGAGTTAAAAAATTATGCTCTTCGTAGATTAGGTTTTCCTGCCATCGACATTAACGTGTGCGATGAGCAATTAGATGACCTAATTGAAGAGGCTATTGATTATTATCAAGAATATCACTTCAATGGTAGTTATCAATCATTGATGAAAATTGAAGTAACTGATGCTATCAAATCTGCTGCAACATCGTCATCTCAGCAGGGTGGGACAAACTGGTATGAAAATAATAACTATGTCGATCTTCCTCCTGGTGTTTTAGGTATCAATCATGTATATACAAACATTGGTGCATCCAGTGTTGTCCCTGGTAATATCTTTAACATTAAATATCAAATCTTTTTGAATGATATCTATGCAATGACCCATGGTCAAATCTTGCATTATTTTATGACATCTCAATATCTTGAGACCTTAGATTGGGTTACTAATTCTCAACAAAATCGTAGAGTAAAATTCAATGAGCATCAGGGTAGACTATATCTTGATTTTGATTGGGATACTTTACAGGCAGGTGATCATATTCTAGTTGACTTGATCATGCGTCAAGATCCCGAAACGTATACTGGCATGTATAACGATGCATGGTTGAAGGATTATGTTGAGGCACTCTTCCAACAGCAGTGGGGTCGTAACTTAAGTAAGTATGATGGTATTCAAATGCTGGGCGGTGTTACACTCAACGGTCGTCAGATTCTTGAAGACGCAAGTCAATTTAAGAAAGATCTTGAGCAAAATATTCGTGATACATACGAACTTCCCCCAATGGACCTTGTAGGCTGATATGACTTATTCAAACGATCCACCAAACAATTGTATTCAATCAGATTACACAAGCAGTTGTAGATTAAATCTTAATGGGTCTTCACAGGAGCAGACCTTTATGGAGAATCTGATCGTAGAAAGCATCGAGCTTTACGGTCAAGATATTTACTATCTGCCAAGAACTTATGTAAATCGAGACACTATCTTAAATGAAGTTGAGACTAGTGAATTTAATCAAGCACTTCAGGTTAGAGCATACATCAATGATGTAGAAGGATGGGAAGGGCAAGGTGAGTTACTCTCTAAGTTTGGTGTGAGGATTGAAGATAAGACAACATTCATTTTTTCCCGTAAGAAGTTTGAGGAAAAGGTGGATGATAATGCTGTATTAAATGTAGAAGGTCGTCCAAATGAAGGAGATCTAATTTGGTTTCCTAGGGGAAAACATTTGTTTGAAATTAAGTTTGTAGAAGCAGAGCGTCCATTCTATCAACTAGGAAAAGGATATGTCTGGGAGTGTCAATGCGAACTCTTCGAGTATAGCGACGAAGAAATCGACACTGGTGTTGCGGAAATCGATGCTGTCGAAACTGCATTCGCCAATTCTATCAAACTTGTTATGGATGCGGGTGGCACTGGAGCATTTACTGTGGGTGAAGAAATCGTTGGCGATCTCTACCTTGCTACGGCGACTGCGACCATAGATTCTGGTGCAGTCAATGCAATCACAGTTACAGATGGTGGAGAGTACTATAAGTCTGCTCTGCCACCCACAGTTACTATTACGGGAGGAGGTGGAAGTGGTGCTACAGCGACTGCTACGGTATCTAGTGCTGGTATTGTCACTGGCATTTCTATCACTGCTGGGGGCACAGGTTATACTTCTGCACCTACTGTCACAATTGATTACTCCCCCAAAGACAGTAGAGCAGAAGTCAAGTCCTGGAATACATCTACAAGAGAGCTCCAAGTTATCAACCGCACAGGAACTTTCAACACCGCAGAGACCGTAACAGGTCTTACATCTGGTGCTAGATGGAGTCCTGAGTCTTATAACACTCTAAATAATACCAACACTGCCGATAGCATCGATCAGAATTATTCGTTTGAGACTGAAGACGACGATATTATCGACTTCACCGAAGGCAATCCTTTCGGTAGCATTGGGTCCACCACTGACACTACAATCTGATGTTAGGCACATATTCATATCACTCAATTTTTAGGAAAACTGTTGTTGCCTTTGGCACACTTTTCAATAACATCGAAATCCATAAGGATGATGAAGTTATGAAGGTGCCTTTGGCATATGGTCCTAAACAAAAATTCTTAGCACGTCTAGACCAAGTACCAGATCCTACAAATAAGAGAGTCCAAATCACTCTTCCTAGAATTTCCTTTGAAATTAATGGGATCACATATGATTCTAGTAGGAAGGTATCACCTACACAAAAAATTAAAATTGCAAAGGACTCAGACGAAAATAAAAATGTCTATATGCCAGTCCCATATAATGTTGGATTTGAATTAGCAATTATCTCAAAAACTCAAGAAGATGGTCTTGAAATTCTTGAGCAGGTGCTACCTTATTTTCAACCACATTACAATCTTCCAATTAAATTATTGGATGCCATGAATGAGACTAAAGATGTCCCCGTTGTTTTAAATAGCGTTGACTATGAAGATACCTATGAGGGAGATTTTGCTAGTCGTAGAGCAATCATTTATACCTTAGGATTTACTGCCAAGACATATCTATACGGTCCTGTCAGCGATGCCAAGATTATCAAGAAGGCAATCACAGACATGTATACCGATACAAACGTCAATACAGCACCAAGAAGTGTCAGGTATACGGTTCAACCAGATCCTCTTACAGCAGATGCTGATGATGATTTTGGATTCGGAGTTACTGATCAAGACTTCACTGATAACAAGAAACGCAATCCAGTTAGCGGAGTAGACGAGGACATTTGATATGGGAGCATTTGATGGTCTAAATGATGCGTTTGGTGCAGAACCTGCTGAAATTCAAAAAGTTGAAAGTGCCAAACCATCATTAAAAAAGAGCGAAACTGAGGATGTCAAAAAAGACTACGATGTTAGTCGTGCTCAGTTACACAGTTTATTAATGAAAGGACAGGAGGCAGTAGATGGCATACTTGATGTGGCACGAGCGTCAGATCATCCTCGTGCTTATGAAGTTGCAGGTCAACTTATTAAAAACGTAGCAGATACTGCTGATAAGTTGATCGATCTTCAAAAGAAAATGAAGGAGTTGGATGCTGATGAGAAGAAGTCTGGACCATCTACGGTTAATAACACTATGTTTGTGGGCTCTACAGCGGAATTACAAAAGATGCTAAAGAAACAAAAGGAGATAAATAATACTGACACGAATTAATTAACACGACATGTCAGTAATTAAAGTCTTAAGCACAAATAGCGTAGCAGCAGGCACCGAGTATCAAACAGTGCAAACTGGATACTATCGTGTTATTGCCACCGCTGGTGATGCTACCATTTCATTCAATGATGGTCCTGCAATCACGATTCTTCAGGATGAAGCTCTTTTAATCAACTCTGGTGTAAAGCCTGGTGCTGCTAGAATTCTAAAAGCAACTAATGCTGCAACTGCAGTTTATACTCTGGGTCATAACCTGGGTGAAATTGGTAATACCCATCCATTTTCTTCTGGAGATTTTATCGCAGTAGTCGATGACTCAACTTCCCCTGCAATTGGCAGTGACTTTTTATCTGCTGGCACCGTTGGTAAAAAAATCACCGCAGCAACAGGTAGCACAATTACAACTGACGTGGACGCATCTGGTGCAGGTGCAGCTTATACTTTTGCTTACAGTGGTCCTCAAGCAGTAGTACAAAGAGCAGTAAAAATTACTGTTGCTACACAGACTTGCATCGTAGAAGAAATTCAGGTAATGGGTTGATATGCCTTTAGTTAACCAGGAAGCAGAGAGAATCGTTAAAGGGATGAAGAAAAATTCTCATCGCTTTAAGGATCTTTATGGCAAGCGTGACAAAGAAGTCATGTATGCTACCGCAAATAAACTCGCACAGAAGAAACAAGTGAAACAGAAAACATGGAAGTCGGGTCAAGGGTTTGCTGAGGCAAACAAGAGCGGTGACAACTCTCTTCGTGACTGGTTTAAGAAGAGCAAATCTTCTGATGGCAAGCCTGGTTGGGTGCAACTCGGTGGCAAGTATGCAGGAAAACCCTGTGCTAAACAACCAGGACAAACAACTAAACCCAAGTGTGGGTCTAGTAAGATGAAGAGAAACCTAAATAAAGACGAGGAGGAAGCAGCTTTCCGCCGTAAGCAGAAAGAAGATCCAAATCCCAATCGTAAAGGTAAGGCAATCAACGTGAAAACAGAAGATCTCGACCTTAAAAAAATGTCTAAGGAATTAGATGGTGCATCCAAAATGCACAAGGGTCAATCCGAGCGCATTAAAAAGCACCTGAAGAAAATGAAGTCAGAAGAAGTAATCGCTGAGCGTGGTGACTTCTGGCATCCAGATCCTGACAAAGATCGTAAGTTGGGTGGTCCTGGTGCAAACCAGCGTGCTCGCGAAGACCGTGGAGCATCTAGATCTAGTAGTTCTTCTTCTAGCTCAGGTAAACCCAAGTTGAAGCCTGGTGAGTCTTACATGCAATATGCTAAGCGTGTAAAAGCAATGAAGACACGCAAAGAAGAAGTTGAAATTGAAGAAGGCAAGAAAGATGCTTGCTATCACAAAGTAAAATCTCGTTATTCTGTTTGGCCTAGTGCGTATGCAAGCGGAGCACTAGTCAAATGCCGTAAGAAAGGTGCAAAGAATTGGGGAAATAAATCCAAAAAAGAAGAATTTGAAGGCAACCTCTCTTTCCAAGACTTCCAAGAGAAAGCACAGAGCTGCTGGAAGTCCCATAAGAAAGTTGGTATGAAAATGAAGGGTGGCAAGTTGGTAAATGATTGCCGCCCAAAGAATGAAGAAGTGACCAATGAAGGCATGAAGTGCTGGAAAGGTTACGAAAAGAAAGGAACCCAAAAACTTTTCGGCAAAAAGTATAACCGCTGCGTTAAAAAAGAAGAAACGCAAAA